AGGACGGCGAGCTGTCGTAGAAACGCCAATTGAACAGCGGATTGACCATGGTCAAATTGCCCATGAACCCGATGTATTGAACGATGGCGTCCTGGTTGATCGGCTTCATGCCGTCCCCTTCGAACAGCTTGGAGAAGTTACGCTGCGGGTTGTAGCGAATGCGCAGCGAATCCGTCTCCAGGCCGTAAGTGGTGTTAGCCGGCATGTTCGAACCGATGCCGCCGGCGAGGACGATCTCGGCAGTGCGGCCGGCGCCGTAGTATTTCAGCGAGGTAAAGCCGAGCTTGCCGAGGCTGTTCTCGTCATTCACGCGCTGGATGGCGACGGTTGCCGCGTCATAGGCCGCATAATGCTCCGGCGACATGATCAGCAGATCCGCACCACGACGGGCACGGGCGCGCTGGGTCATGATGCTGTTGAGCATCGGACGGACCGTCGTCGAGGAGACATTCGTTCCGATGGCCGAGAAGTCGCTGTTCGCGTCGAAGGTCGAGGTACGCCAGATCGCATTGTCCGTGCGCGAAATGCCGCCATAGGTGCCCGAATCTTCCACCACCGGAACAGCCAGCGCGAGGCCTTCCAACTGCTTGCCGCCGTCGGCGGTGCCGTCGCCGTGAATGGCCTCGTCCATCACGTCGGTAAGCGAACGCTCGGCCGCGCCGATGTAGGATTCCATCACGTCCATCACCTGGTTGGTCCCGGCGTTGTTCAGGATTTCCTCGAGCGAGAGGGTAACGGGAACGGCCGCCATCTTCGGGGTGAAGTAGGCATCGTTGAACAGCTCGACCGGAGCGGCGTTCAGGAAATCGTATCCCGAATACCACTGCCCATCGGGCTTGCTGATCTGAAGGGTTTCGCGAATGCGCGGACCGGAATATTCCTTCCAGAGCCCCTTGCGCTTCATGACCGCATAGAGCGGGTTGGAGTCGGACACCAGGTCCTGATAGCCGGCGGCGCGATCTTCCAGCGCCATCGACAGAACCTGCTGGTAGTGAGCAACAGGATTGATCGACATTGATTTGAGTCCTTGTGAGGTTAGGACGCCTGCGCCATTGCGCGTTCAAGGGCGCCCCGGATTGATGGGGACGGCGTTTTCTTCGCGGCCGGGGATGAGCCGGGCGAAGGCGAGCCGGAAATGGACTTCGAGCCTTTGGTATGAGCATCGGCGGCGATTGCCGGGATGACCGGCGTTTCAACGGGAGCTTTGACCGGCGCGGGGTTGAGCCGCTCTGCCAAGTCATGGGCTTCCGAAAGGGTTGAGGCGCGGCCCGTTTTCATGAAGAAGGCGATATCGTCCGCCAGTTCTTCAAAGCGCGGGTGCTCCTCTGCGAATTTGTTGACCTCGGCCAGCGTCGATTGCTCGCGCTGCTGCTGGAACGTCTGCGTGACGCCGCCGATCTGCTGCTGCAACTGGCCGATCTGCGTGCGGAGCTCGCGGATCACGTTGTCCTGCTGGCTCTGCACCTGATCCGGCGTCTGGCCCAGGATCTGCGCGGCCCACTCACGAGGATTGAGGCCGGCGGCCTGGAATACGTCATTCAGCGCGGCGTTCTTCTGGGTCGGATCGGACGATTTGAGCGAGCGTTCCAGGCTGATGTACTGGTTCAGCGCCTTGTCGATCGTCGTATTGTGCTGCTGCGCCAATTGGATGTACGGCTTCAGCGGCTCAATCGTTTCGCGGTACTGGTTCAGCCCGGTCTCAAGCTCCTTCACCGCGCGGTGAATCTCTGCCCTCACTGGCTCCGGCGCTGTCTGCCATGCAGCCTTGGCATCGTCCGAGAACCGCTTGGGAGCCTCATGGAATGCTGTTGGCTTGGTCGGCTGTTCTGCGACGGGTGCAGTCTTGGACTCAACCGGTGCGGGCGACTGCGAATCCTGCGTGGCTTTCGGCGCGAACTTGCCGGCCTCGTCCCGCGCTTTCGGCTCGGCCTTCACTTCAGCCTTTGCCGCCGGCTTCGCCTCGATCGGCTTGGCCTCTTTCGGCGCTTCCTTCAGCTTTGCATCAGCCTTGGCGATTGCCTCCTTGACCGTGGCCGACGGCTTGTTCTCGACAACCGGCTCCGGTGCTTTCTCTGGTCCGCTCGATTCCACCGGGTTCGGCGGCGTTACCGGCGCTTCGATGGTAGCAGCAGGCGCAGAAACGGGCTCGGGCGCGGCGGGTGCCGCTCCGGGTGCATCGGTCATAGGATTATCCTTCTGAGGGACGTGCGGTTAGTGTTGTGTTGGCCTCACGCCAGAGGCGTGCTGCGCAAAGGCTTTCTCAATCGATTGCCGGATTGCCTTGCGATTTGGCCGCGGCTTGGGCTTTGGAGACAGGCGGCTCGGGTCATTCCCCACTTCCACACAGCCGTGCGCCTTAGTGACGGCGCGGAATGCCCGCTTGGACGTGAAATATTCGCCAGTGCATGGATGCTCAGTCGCGTCCATCGTGTCGCTGATGAGCATCGGCGCCGGCAAACTTGAGCGCCGCTGCTCGGTGCGAACGTCGAGCGGGCCGCCCTTCTCGACCAATCGACCGTTGCGATAGACGAATGTGCCGCGCATCAAGACACCACGTAAGCCGTACCGTCGGCGTTCAATAGCGCGACCGGAATTCCACCCGCATCCACCAGCGTTGCGGCCGGCGCATTCGCTGTCACCACGACAAACGGCGTGGCGAATCCAGGCTCGGCCGAATAGGTCACGGGAATGCCGCCGCTATCGACCAGCACCAAGCCTGGAGCGAACGCCTGCGCCATTAGGCCGGCTCCTTGGCTTTGGGTTTTGCCGCCTGTTTGGCTGCCAGCTGCTGCGCGGCTTGCTCATCAGCGTGCGCCCTCAGCGTATCGGTCGAAAGGGTGATCCCAGCCTGGGCGGCCATTTGCGCCTGTCCCTCGGGCGGCAGGTCCTTGAACCCGATTGATTCTGCCGGACTATTTTTCTCCGGCGCAGCTTCGGGCTGCATCGCATCGGCCTTGATACGCTCGACCTCGATATGAGCCTTGAGCAATTGCTGCGCGCCAATATCCATATCCAGCGAGTGCTTTTGCCGCATCTGCGTCATCTGCAAGTCGGTCAGGCGCGTTTTGTTGGCAATCTCGGCGTCGCGAGCGCGCGAGGCGTCCGCTGCTTCCTGTGCCCTGATTTGCCGGGCCTGCTCCTCATTAGCGGCCTTGGTCTGCGCCTCCAGCGTCGTCTTCTGCGCGTTGGCCGTCTTCTCCGCGGCATCAGCCTGCGTTGCCTGCGCATCCGCCTCGGCCTTGACCTGTTCGGGGCTCGGCCCCTTCTGCTGCGCGCCCATTTGCTTCATCTGGTCGGCGAACTCGTCAATCGATCCCTCGAGTTCGCGGCCGGCGCGGAACTGGCTCGCAACGTATTTGAGCGTATCGGACATCAACGGCGCGGCCTGCGGCACCTGCTGCACCAATTGAGCGGCCTGATTGAGGAAGCCACCGACAGCCGTGATAAATTCGGTCGCCCGCTGCTTCTGCGCGTCCTCGTCCGGCTGGATGGTCGAATCCGTCTCGATGTCGAGCACGAACGGGCGCAAGCGCTGCGCGCGCAATAGGGCCATCACCTTCTCAATGGTCGGCGTCTGCTGCAGCTTGGCGATCTGGGCTTGCGTCTGCTGCTCCAATTGATCCAGCATTTGCTTGCCGGCCTGCGGATTTTGCTGCAGCTGCGCCGCTACCTGCGGATTGGCCTTGGCCTGCTGGATTTGGCCTTGTGCGGCGGCGATGATCTGCTGTTCCTGTTCCTTAAGATCGGCCTCGGTCGGGATATCGACCTGGCTCATATCGAGAAGCGTCTTGGCCGAGAAGTTTTCCGCCATGATCTCGGCGGCGAGCCGGGCAATGTCACGGGCCACACGAACCAATTCCGCCTGCCGGTCGCGGATGCGAATTGATCCGTACTGGCTCTTAAGCTGCTGCGCGCCCAGCGTCTCGCTGGCCTCGGTCGAGCCGCGCATGATATCGGAAATGCCGGTGATCTGGTAGACGTCGTCGATCAGTTCCTTGCGGAGCGCCACCAGCTGCGTGATCGTCGTGGCAATCATGTCGATCGGCAACCAGACGATCATGTCTTTGGCGCCGGCATTGCCGAACGCCGCCCAATTCGAGATTGGGATCATGATCTGGTTGTTGGTATTGGCCTTGATAGCCGCTTCGATTGCGTCGCCAATCTCGCCGGAGCCGGCCGGATAGAAGCCGCGGACCTTCACCGCCTCGGACAATGCGGCGATGCGCGCGGTGAGCTCGTTGATCTCCTCGAGCTGGTCCTTGTAGAACAGCATGTCAGGCACGGGCACCAGCGAACGGCGCTGCACCGTGCCATACGCGGGCCGCGGGCACGGGAAGAAGCCTTCCAAGGTCAAATGCGGCTTATCCTCATCAAGCACCACGTCAACTCCGGGCGTGACCCAGATGACCTTGTTCTCACGCTTGTGCCAGATTTCCCAGACGCCGGCCTGCGCCTCGCTATCGGCCGCGCCGTTGTTCTTGTCCTCTTTGCGAACGTTGTATTCCGCCTGCAGATAGGCGTCCTCGCTCTTTGGCGCGAAACGCTTTTTCATCGCGTCTTTGTCGAGCCAAGACCGCTTGGCAACCCACCCTACATCCTTCCAGGAGCGCTGCAATTCATGCAGGAAGTCGCGCCGGTCGGCGTGCTCGATGCATACTCGCTCGGTCGCATATTCGCCGTCTTTGGTCTCATAGCGCAGCCACGGGACGCCGCGGGCCTGCACAACCAGATCATCACGGACCAGCCGCATGACCTGGTCAATATCTTCGCATTCGAATCCGACGATGCACGCGCGCTCCAGTATCTCGGAGGCTTGCCGCGGCACCGGGCGCCTGTCCTTGAAGCGTGGCACCACGACGGGAACCGGAGGCCGCGAATAGACCGAGGGCTTTAGAACCTCGATATTGGCCCAGAACATCGCGAATTCACGATCGCGGCTGACCTTGGCCTGCCGCTCCAAGTCCGCATACAGCCTGTCGATGTTGTCAGCTTTGGTCTGATAGGTGTCAAACGCCTTCTCCGACTCCTTGATGGCATCAAGGTACGGCTTGGACGAGCGCGGCGGCTCGCCCGAATAGTCGTCCTGCACCTGGTCGGTTGAGTCGTCAGCCATCAAACACGAATCCTTCTGCCGCTCGGCTCGATCACCGGAGGCGGAATAAACTTGCCGGGCGGCGGAACGATCTTCTCTTCCACGGCCGGCTCAGGCACCGCGCGCCACGACAGCGCCAGATAGCGGAAGGCGTCCGCTAAATGGCTCGTCCAATCGTGGACTTCGTTGGCCTTGAATGCCTTCTTTTCGTCGTCCCACTCGCGCCGGTATTGTTCCAGCGCTGCTATTCCCGCCTCCTCACAACGAGGGTGAAACACGCATCGAGCCAACGTCTGGCGGGCCGCGTTGACCCCATCCATCTTGGTGGCATTGGAACAAAGCTGCGGATTCAGACCATAGCCGCGCATGGTTTCAACGCGCGTGCGGCCCGATCCCCATTCCTTGACCTTGGCATCGTGTGGCACAAAATCGACGCCAGATTTCCAGCCATGCTCGGCGGTGCGCTTATGCACCACGTCCGCATAGTGATCCACACCAACGCCTGATGCCGTATAGCAATCCAGGATGAACACCTGCGAGCCCACGACCTGAAACCACCAGATCGAAGTATCGTCGCGAACGCCGATATCCCATGCTCGATGAACCGGCCGGCCTTCCGTCGCCTCGATTTCGTCTATGCGCCCTTCCTTGCGCACCGCAGCCATCTCACGGGCATAGAACGCGCCGAGGATCGCCGCATTGAACGAGCATTCATATTCCTGCTCGAACTGAGCTCGCCCGATGTCCTCGCCGTAGAGGGCGATGTATTCTTTCAGGCTCTCGTCAAGCTGCGCCTGGCTGAGCGCGCCAGTCTCGTAAATGTTGCTGGTCTCAGCGAACCAGCGCGGGTTGTCCTTGGCCATGTCGAACATGGCCTTGGCGTGGTTGCGACCACGAGGCGTCGTAATGAACGTCGCCCAACCGTC